AACATCACCAATACAATTGGAGGGTGGATATTCAACCATCACTGTACACGCTGATGTGTTTACAACTCTTACAGCTGAAGACCTTGCTACAATAGCAAATAAACACTACAAGGTAGTAAGTGCATAACAAGCCAAGCATCATGCTTGTACCTTTCTATATAGATGCCCTGCTTTGACTAGGTTGGGGCGGGGCATCATAGAAAAAATAGTATAAGCATTTTAGCATACATTAATTACAAGGAGTAAAAGATATGTTTGATAGATACTATACAGATTTAAAGTTAAAGAGGTACATAGGACTATCTGAATCTAATACTCCTATGTTTGCTCCTGTTACAGACATAAAAGGTCTCCGAATCAAGGGTCAAGTTAATGTTACACATAGTAAAGATGGAGACAGTACAACCTGCTCTATTGTTTATAGAGTAAATGAGTATATACAGCCCCAGTCATTCATTAATGGCAGAGAAGTTACAGAGTGTGTAAAAACTGGGGCATTGATGATGGATACGGGGTATCTTGCATATGTGAAGTGAGGCAGTTATGGAAATTAATGTAGAGTTAAATAATCCTAGGTTAATTGAAGTAGGTACTCCATACAAGATACAGTATACAAATATAGATTACAGACGAAATGATAAAAATTATATAGATGGCATACATAAAGCAATATATGACAGTTTAGATCAAGATATAATTAACCTCTTGCAACAGCAACATACAAATGCAACAGTGTCAGGCTACATGCCTTGGAATAAATCTAATTTTGACACTACAAGAGGTTCATTTGGAATAGCAAAGACGATGGACAATATAAACAGGAACTTAGCAGAGGCTGTATTAGAAAGAGCAAAGTTGTATTGTCCAGTAGACACTGGTAATTTAAGGGACTCTGGTCATATAGAGGTTTATGCAGATGGAACTTACAAGGTTGTATTTTCTGCTGACTATGCTTGGTTTGTTCATGAATTTACTTGGCGGAATATAAATACAGCAATTAACCCTTATGCAAGAGCAAAGTTTTTGGAAATAGCTTTCAATGAGGTAATGAAGGAGGCAGGGTTGTTATGAATGATACAACAACTTCTTTATATGAGCATATAAGGAATAGACTTGCAACAGGTTATGGTTATGGAAATGACCAGCAGGTTGTAACAGATGGTGTTCCTGATCATCGTACCTCTTCTGAATCTATACGTGAGGATTATGAGGGTGATGTAGGTATTTTTGAATACTACACTACATATGATACATCACAACAAGATATAAACCATTCATTATGGGCATCAAACATTCAGATAAGTGTAGTTGTCAAGAATGGTTTAATTGAAAAAGCAATTGAGTATTTACTTGCATCATATAAGAATATAAATACTGACATGGAGAGTAGCAATGTAATAGTAAAGAATACTCATATGCTTAATTGTGCACCAGTAGGAAAAAATGGTGCAGGCAAACAGATGGTTGTAATGAACATTAAAGTGTTCTATTACAAGTATATAGAAGCACTTGATGAGTCTGAAGAGACAAGTCAAGATAATCAAGCATAAAAATAAGAAAGGAGACACAAGACAATGGCTGGATCATGGGCATCATGGGTTAAAGCACAGGGTGTTGTGGTTGCAGGCGATGCAAAGTATCCTATTTGTATGAAGACTGCATCTGACAATAGCACCGCAGTAGCTTTTACCGTAGACGACTTCATTGGTGAGCTTAATGACATCAATGGAATGGGTTCACAGAAGCAGGTTACCGAGTTGAACGGATATAGATATCCTAGTTCTGCAAAGGTTACCGGAAGGAGCACACCTAACGATGTGACTCTGGTACTTAACCTTACATCTGCTGACCTTACACTGCTGAGAGGATATTATAGCAGCGATCAAAAGCTTGCTGTTGGTATCTTTGACAACTCTGCTAATTCATACGGACTTCTGTATGGTTTAATAGGTACAATCAGTCAGTGGGGTATGGAAGTACCTAATGGTGATGGAGCACAGCTTACTATTACGATGGCAATCATCAATGATAGTGTAGCACACACATTCTCGGCATAAGACACTTTCTGTGCATTTTTATTTCCTCTGTGAGGGGGCATCCAATGGGTGTCCCCTCTACCATTAAATTAGAAAGGCAGGTACAAGTTATGAGAAGTTCATTAAGTATAAAATTTAAGATTTCTACAATAGGAAAATTTGAAAAGGCATTTAAAGATACATTTAAGGATGATGATAACAAGAAATTTAAAGGCAATGCAGTTATGTACAATACACTAGGCGTTATTCAAAGAAAGAGGTTGCCTGAGGTTTCTGATGTAATAAGACTGATAAAGTTAGGCAATGCAGATTGTTCTGATGAGCAAGCAGAGGGTATTCTTGAGAGATGGCTTGAGAATGATGATAATAAACAAAGAGGTTTAGTTGGGGCTTTCTGTGACTTGTGTAAAGATCTATGTATGGATATACCATACAATAAGAATTTTACTGATGCAATAAATAATTTAGAGCAGACAATAGAAGATCAACAGAAAGCTCTTAATGGTATAAATGACTTAGTAAATAAGTTAAAGAATATTGGGGCATCATTAACAGAGAACATTGCAACAGAAGAGACAACAGAGAATACTGAAGAGACTACAGAAGAAAATAAAGAAGATATCATTGAGGGTTAATGATATACCCGATATGTTGATTGTTTCAAGGGTTCGGGTATGCTTGCTTGCATATACGAGCCCTTTATTTTTAAGGTGAGTACAATGATTATAAGAGAGATATCAATCCGTGAAATAATGGATTATGAGATATTAAATAATGTAAACATCATAGAAGAAATAGCAAACCTTAACTTTGATGTTATGCATGATGTTATAAAGCTTGCATATAACATTGATGATGATGAAGCATATAAAATATTAGAAGATAACATTATGACTAAAGGTGTCGAAGAAGTGGCTAAAGAATTATGCATTGACATAATAGGTAGAGAGCCTTCTGAAAAATCTGATGAAAATGTGACAGAGTTTAAGTCATTCTCTGATGTGTTAAATGACTTCTATAACCAGATACAGTGCATTGATAGTAATTTGTCTCTTACAGATTTTTGGAATTTGTCCACTAAGTATATGTATAAATATACTGACGGGTTAAAGGATAGATACATATTTAATTTGAATAAGAAAAGTGAGGAGCAATTCTTGGCAGCAGAGCAACTGTTAGGATTGCTGTTTGGGAAGATAAAGAAGCCTATTCACTTTGACAATAATGGAGTAAGTTCAGCATCTAATGACTTAAAGAGCAAGTTATTAAGATTAAAGAACCATCAGTATGATTAAAATTTTGGAGGTTTGTGATGGCTGAGACACTGGAAAGAGATATAAACATAAAAGTAAATACATACGGTATTGATGGAGCAGAGAAAAAGATAGGCAACCTGTCAAAGAAATTTACTGAACAACAGAAAAAAGTAGATGACCTTAATAAAAAATATCAAGAGCTTTCTGCAACTATGGAAGAAATTTATGATGAGTACCAGAACACTGGGGATGATAGTTTACTTGATGAGTTTAATAAGGTATCTCAAGAATTAGATGGTGTTACAAGTAAATTAAATAATGCTAAGCTTGGTCTTGTTGATATAGGCAACCAGTTCGGAGAGCTTGGTGATCAGTTACAAGATCAGTTTCAAGGTGGAGTATTCAATGTATTAGAAAACGGATTCAGTGCTTCTTCTATTACATCATTAATGAAAATGCTAGGAGCATCTGCACCAGAGATAGCAGCAGTTGCTGCTTCTTTGGCTGTCATAGTTAAGTTTTTAGATGAGTTAAATCAAGCAGTAGATGAAGTGACTGGTGCATATAAAGCGGCTGGTAAAGCAGCAGCTGGATTTGTTGGTGACCTTGCACTTGGAAATATTGAAGCAGTTGTTGATACAATACAAATGTTGGCTGATGGTTTACATGAGGTTACAGATGCATGTGCAGAGGCTGTTAATGAGCTACAAGAGTTTGCAGACTTAGGAAAAGAAGTACAAGACAGTTATTTCAATATTTACACATACCTTGGGCCAAAGTTAGGTAGTAATTTAATAGAGTACACGAATACAATGTCGTTGCTCTATAATTTGGATAATAAAAAGCAGTTAGAAAATTTAAGAGGCATCTTGGCTGCAACTACACAGCTAGGATTAAAAAAGGATGACTTATTAAAATATACAAAAGCATTCCAGTCATTTACTAATGACTTGGCTGTGTTTAGTGGCGAGGATATATCAGCAGTATCAAGTCAGTTAGAAAATGCTATAAATATGAATGTATTAAATTCAAGGTCAGCAGTAGCTAAGGCACTCGACTTGAATGATAATGATATTAAGCAGTTCAAAGCACTGAATACACAGCTTGAAAGAGCTAACTTCCTATTGAGTAAAGGATCCGTTGTGGCTGGTCTTCATGCTCGTTATATGGAGACTGATGCAGGTAAGGTAGAACAGTTAAAGAATGCTTGGGAGAATTTCTATAATACAGTAGGAAAATTAGCATTACAGTTATGGGCTAGGATTGCTCCTATACTGACACAGCTATTGAATTTTGCAACAAAGGCATTAAATGCACTTGCTAAACTGTTTAATTTTAACCTTGAGTCTCCAATAGCTAACAATAGTGAAAATATAGCTGGCAAATATAATGATATAGGTGATGCAATAGAGGAGACTGGAGACAAGGCAAAGGATGCATCTAGGAAAGTAGCATCATTTGATGATGTTATACAGATAAATGAGGATAAGAGCAGTAAAAATAAAGTAGATACATCTGGACTTGGTTTGGAGGGTTATGATCCTTCTGCTTGGATAGAGGACTTTGATAAAGAAGTAGAAGACACTATATTCGATGTAGATAAATTAAAGGATTATATACAAGAGCTGTTAGATAAGTTCAAAGCTTGGGAAGAAGGACTTGACTGGAAAGCAATAAGAGAAAACGCAAGGTTATTTGGAGAGACACTTGCGGATATTGCAAATACATTCATTGATGATGAGCAATTCTGGATTGATATGGGTGACCTTGTAGGCAATGGTATTAACTCTGTTGCAGAATTACTTGACGGATTTGTTACAAAGATACACTGGAGTCAGTTAGGAAAATCATTAAGATTAGGAATTACACAGCTATTTGAATCTCTTGATGAGGATTTAATAGGAACAACATTATATGATACTTTGATAGGCATAGTAAAATTTGCAGGAGAGCTCTTTGCTGATGGTGGTGTCTTTACACCAATGGCTGATTCATTAAGTAAAATAATTATAAAATTTGTTAACTTAATGTCTACACCTGAGGCTTATGAGTCAATAGGGAAATTTGTAACAAATTTCATAACAGACATAGTTAATGCAATAAATAAAGCAATAGATAATTTTGATACAAACAATACTAGCCAAAAATTAGCCTCTATATTTAGAAATATATTCGAGAGGTTAGGAGAGAAGCTTCCTGATATTATTAAAACATTTAGTAGATTGTTAGTATCAGAGCTTAATTTAATAGGTGATGTAATTTCAGCATCCATAGCAGGTCTATTTGAAGGATTAGATAATGATCCTCAGGCAATAGATACAATAATAAATAGCATCTTAGGAATAGCAACAGCAGTATTTGAAAATATTGGAAAAATCGGAGAAGAACTATATAAGCATAAAGATAAAATTGTAGAGTTTATAAAGAAGTTTATAGATGGAATTCTTGATTTTGTAATAAACCATAGTGAGGATTTGGTACCATTAACAGACACATTAATTGCAATAATAAGAAGCATAGATATAGTAAAATTACATGCTGCAATAATAACCTTCATAGATAAGAGTGGAATTACACAATTGATAGCAGAAGTAGCAATGAAAAAGATGCAGATTGACTTCTTTGCATTCTTTGAAAAGGTTCATTTAGTAATTAATTCACTTCTTAAATTAATAGGTGATGCACTTGGGGCATTATTTACAGCAATAATAATGGCACTAATAGGCTTATTTAAAGGTATATCTGACCTTGTAGGAACAATAGTGAATACAATAGGTGAGTTCATTGTTGCAGTATTTGACCTGATTGTAATGAAAGCAGAAGAATTTTTCAAATGGTACACAGGTCAATTTGATGGTTTCGGTGAGGCTGTAACTGACTTCTTTGAGATGCTAGGAGAAGACATATCAAAGTGGCTTAGTGATACATGGAGTAATATAACAAAGTCATTCGATGAAGTAACAACTTGGTTTAATGATTTATTCGAATATCTTGGTAGAGACATTAAAGGAGTAATAGATAACATAAAGAAATGGTTTGAAGATCTTAAGAATAGTATACTAGGCGTATTTGGTGGAATTATTGACAAGTTTAAAGAAGCAAGGGATGCTTTGGGCAACTTCATCAAAGAGAAAGCTGATGCAATTAAGAATTTTGGTGATAACCTATTTGGTGGATTCAATATAGGAATACCACACATGGCAATAGGTGGAATAGTACAGCAGTCAACTATAGCAAACATAGGTGAGGATGGGGCTGAGGCAGTATTACCATTAGAAAAAAACACTGGTTGGATGGATGTACTTGCAAGTAAGATGGCTTCAAAGATGTCTACACAAGGCGGAAGTGGAAACTCTGGAAGTGTAACTGTAAACGTAGGAAATAAAGGATTCTATACAAGGTCTGAAATGATTGACATGGCTGAACAAATAGTGAGTGCATTGAGAGTCTACGGTGTTAATGTATCAGTCGCATACTAAGTAAAAGCAGAGGGTATTGTTTAATATAAACAGTACCCTCTACAACATTATATAAAAATTAATAAAGTGTGTGAATAAATTATAACAAAGTAATATTTCAATTTCATACAAGTAACAGAGTTATAAATATACATCAAAAGGTAAAAACAACATAGTTAAATAAAATAAGATAACAGTATATAAAATTTAAATAGCAGTCAAATGCTACATATAAAATAAAAATCTGAGAATTTTTTGGTGTATATAATAGCAATAATTTAGGAGGTATACAGATGGGTTATTTTTATGATCATCTTAAAGCTGCAGATCCTTATTTAAAAGTTAGAGGCATAGCTATGCCAGAGGTACAGAGTCCAGAGCAAGTTACATTTAATTTGGTTACAGATGGTGGGCGTTTAGCAGATGACATTACATACGAGGGTTCAGTTAATGGCATTAAAAGAAATCTTAAGGTACATTGGGATTATTTAACAAAAGAGCACTTTAATACATTATTTAATGCAATAGTACCACATTATAGAAGTACAACCAATATGTTCATAACGGTTACATTTAATTCTTTTTCACCTGACGGTATAGTTACAATGACATGCTATGCAGGTAGTAATATGATTACTTATGAGGTTGAAGATACAACAGACAGATTAGTTGATACTCTTGGACAATCATACGCATATGGTGGTCAGAATTATGACATATTATATAAAAATGTTGAGGTTAACTTTGTAGAGAGGTAAACAGTATGGTTGATATAGTTAGAAGTGTTAAATGTAATATAACAGTTCATTTTAGTGATGGATCTACTGTTGACTTACCTTGTGTTGCAGAGTATGATCCACAGATTCTAGATTATGAACAGTTAGATAATTATTGTACATCTGTAAAGTTAAGAGAGCAGATGTATAGTAAGAATAATAATAATATAATAGGCAACATATGCGGTAATTCATTAGATATTGAAGTAAACAGTAAGGATGGAGAGTTAATATCATCAAATACATCTTCACAGTATTATGGTTTAATGAATAATACAGCTTATGTGACTATTATAGCAGTAACTGACTCATCAGAGACAGTTAATTTTGGGTTGTATTATGTTAAAGCTTGGGAAAACGGACAGAGTGCATCAAATTATAGAAAGGTTAGTATAAATTGTGTCAATGTACTAGGCTTGGTTAAAAATATAAAATTAGATAAATATCCTATGTCAAGGAAACTGTCAGTAAAAAATTACATCAAAGATGCAATAGATGCACTAAATAGTAAGTTAGAGAGCCTGTATCAGATACATTATAATTTAAATGATATTGATATATTTGGTGATTCTACATCAGATTGGCAGATATGGTTTAATAACATAGACATAGAGGATATAGAGAAGATACTTAACGGTATAGCTCAAGATACACTAACGAATATTTGGGTTGACAGGAATAATTATTTAAAGACAGACTGGCTATTAAATGAGCCATCATCTACACCAGTAACATACACATCTGGTTCAGTTAATGTCTTTGATTATGGAACTGACTTGGCTATTGATGACTCTGCTTCTGGTGTTCAAGTTGAGTACATATCAGATATAGGATATGAAAATAAAGAAATACTCTCTATGGAAGAAGTAGAGCTTATAGTAGGATCAAATACATTTAATGATATAGCATTGAATACAAGCAATGTTGTAAATATAAATACCATTGAAGTTGTATGTGAAAAAGGTTATGCATACTGTGTAGCATTTAATAATAGTAAAGGTAGCATAGACTTTGAGTTAATTTCTGAGGAGTCTACAACTGCAACAGTAAAGGTTTGGGGGCAGTGTATAGTTGAAAATAAAGATACAATAGAGAGATATATTGACAACAATAATAAAAGTTCAGTTATTAATTTAAGTAATAAATTATTAAAGAGTGAACTGATTGATACATATATTGGTGGAGTTGTTAAATTTATGAGTTATGCAAATAACAGAATATATATTGAGGGTTACATCAATCCATCAGTTAAGCTTGGTGATATTGTGTCTGTAATAGGTTCAAAATTAGGAATAGACAGCTATTATAAAGTAATAGGCATTGAAATTAATTTTGGAATAAGTTATAGGTGCAAGCTTACACTAATAAAAACATTTGAGATAACAGAGGATGTAAATTCATTATTATTTGCACACAACGTAGTATTAATAAAGAGGTTACGTGGAGAAGATACATCTCCAAGTGACATTGTTACACTGTCTGCATCTGATGAGGCTAAAGCAGTGACATTATTGGGCACTGACTTAACAGACTTACAAGATGTTGTTTATGGGGGTGCATAACTATGGTATCTGTTAGCAATTCATTAGAAGAAAGAACAATAAATTTTAAATCTAGACCTGTCATTGATCTTACTGATAACTGGATATTAAATGGTAGCGGTGGCTATATATCAGATGATGAGATAAGAATACCTAGTATGTCATCTGCAACAGTTACGAAAAGAGTTAATAAATATTGCAGCTACCTTAAAATTATGACAAATATAACAAGTCAGACTCAAGTAAGTACAATGAATGGTCACAAGGTTTCAGTTGTGGTTCAAGTAAATTACACTAAGTCAAGTGTAAAAGATACAACTGAGATATTCTACCCTGCATTTGATTATGAGGACATTAAAGATAATTATGTCATTGTAGAGTTGAGTGGGGACAAGGTAAAAAATGTCAAAGTAACAATATTTAATGTTGAAGATCAACAAGTTACTGTTGATGCTTTTGGATTGTTTATTTCTGTCAAGTTGAATGATACGAATTTACCTGAGACGATAGCAGAGGATGCTGATACACAAGCAGCTATTGATCAAGTTGTACAAGATGGAATAGATAATGGAGACATAACACTACCTGCACAGAGCATATTAATTCCATTGTCTCCGACAGCTCCTTTGCCACCTGATCCTACACAGTATGCAGCAGGTACTATATTCAGATTACAGTGAGGTAGATTATGGCTACATATTACAGAGACTTCTGGGTGGATCAACCACCATCAGGTCAGCCATGGACAATATTAAATACGAGTAGACAAGCAACAATAGGGACACAAACCACCTTAAGCATTACTTTTTGCTCTTTTCAGGCTGAGACTGCATCTAATATAAGTTGTGGCAACAATATGGTGTTTAGGTCTTTTCCTTTTGGTCGTACAAGCAGCAGATTAAGAAATGTAAGCATAGTAGACTTAGGTGGATCAGATGGTATTATGACAGATGGCATTCAGTATGGTACAGCAATAGAAGGACACCTTGTACATAATGGAGTCACTAATATTACAGAGCATACTTGGACTGAACCAGAATATCAATCATCTGGAGATTATTACAATGACACTTACCATTGGTATACATTTGATAATGAACAGTATGTTGACTCTGTTGTAATACCATCATTTGTAAAACATGTAGGCTCTAGGATATTCTATACATCATTATATAATTATATTAAAAAAATTATAGTAGAAGGTGCAACAAGTATAGGTGACTATGCTTTTGGTAGAAATGGCAATGGTGATATTGATGAAATAGAAATAGCTGATACAGTTACAACATTAGGTGATTATGTATTTACAGATAATGAGAATTTACAAAGCATAGATTTTAATGGTGCTACAATAAATTCAATAGGTGTTTATTGTTTTAGCAACTGTAAATTAATAACTGACACTAATATAGATAGAATAAACTGTGAGATAAAGAGCGGAACATTTAATAATTGTAATGCTCTTGTTAATTTTAGTAATGATAATTATATACTTGGCTGTGATCCGGATGGTACACGTCATTTTAATAACTGCAATTCATTGAAAGAGTTTAGTATAGGCTCTGGTAATTTCCCGACATCATACAATAGTATATTTTATGTTGACAGATGGGCAGGAAGTGACTTAGATCAAGAGGGTTACTTCATTACAACTATACATACAGAAAATCAGGATGTCATAGATTTCAATTTTAAACAATGGAATAACAGAGTAGTTACATTTGATTCTGGTGCTGATTTGCTTTGTGTATTAGATGAAAATGGCAATTGGATAATAGTAAAAGGTTTTGATAATGGTGATGTTGCAGTTCTGTGTGAAGATGGAACTTGGAAGTATGCAAAGCTTACAAGTAATTTAGATGATCCAGCAGCATTACCATTGATATTAAACATAGCAGGTTCTTGGAAGAAGTTTATAAATTAGAAAGGGGGCACTTATTATGACTACATCAACCAATGGAATAAATTTTATAAAAAAATTTGAAGGATTGCAACTTGCAGCATATAAGGCTGTACCATCAGAAAAGTATTACACCATAGGATATGGACACTATGCTGCTGATGTTAGTCCTACATCCATTATTACAGAGAAGCAAGCAGAGGCATTATTAAAAAATGATTTAATTGAAGCAGAAGCAGCAGTAAATAAATATGCATCATTGTATAATTTGAATCAAAACCAATTTGATGCACTGGTGTCTTTTGCTTTTAATTGTGGAATAGGAAATCTTAACAAGTTAGTTGATAATGGCAACAGGTCAATAGAAGTTATTAAAATTAAATTATTAAGTTATAACAAGTCAGGCGGAAAAGAGCTTAAGGGATTAACAAAGAGACGTAATGAAGAATTGATACTGTTTAATACACCAGTAGCATCATCAAGTATATCAGTAGAAATTAAAGATGACAGAGATGTAATGATTTTAGCAACTTCATTAAATGTTAGACAAGGTGCAGGTACACAGTATAAAAAGGTAGCAAAGGTTTATAAGAATGACGTTTTAAATATTAAAAAAATAATTAAAAAAGACAATAACGTATGGGCTCAAATAGGAGACAAGAAATATATAGCTCTCATACATAAAGGTGAAATTAATGCAATATATTATGCAAAACATGACATAAAAGAGTATTATCTAAACACTGAAAAAAATTATAAGCTTGATAAAAATTTCAAGGTTGGTGAGTTCGCTTGCAAGGATGGAAATTTTACATGTCTTATTGATGACAAGTTAGTAGCTTTTCTACAGTTCATTAGAGATTATTATGGCAAGGCAGTTACAATTAACTCTGGATATAGAACAGCATCATATAATAAAAAAGTTGGAGGCGCTAGTAAAAGCAAGCATCTGACAGGTCAAGCAGCAGACATAAGTATTAAGGGGGTAACACCAAAGGAGATTGCTATACTTGCTGAAAATATGGGTATACTTGGTATAGGTTTATATGATAACTTTGTTCATATTGATACTAGAGACAGTAAAAGTTTTTGGTATTCGTCTCGTCAGATCAAGTATACTACATTTAAGTGATAAGGAGGCTTTGATATGGAACAATCAAAAAAATTAGAGATTACAGATGAAATGATCAGTGAAAGAGAAAGAGGCAAGGGTGTTAAGTTTTGTAGGACTCGTAGGATAACAGGTTATCTTGTTCAAGATTTGGGTACTTGGAATAAAGCAAAACTTGCAGAGTTAAAAGATAGAACCACTCATATGTGATCAAAAAATTTATACATTTACTGTTACCTCCCTTTATAAAGAAGAGCCTAGTGAGTAAAATCATTAGGCTCTTCTTATTTTTGGATATTTGCTTGTTTAATACTACATATAGTGACACTATATGTATAACATTAGGAAAAATAATTATGTTTTAAAATATTTAACATATACATATAAATGACAGTATAGAATACAATTACACTGACAATAATAAGCAGTGTAGGCTTACATAGACAATATAAAAATGACAATAAAAATACATTAAAAATGTGCGTAAAAATTTTACAGACAAAATATGACAAACTACAAGTATAGTGACAAAATAGGTAAAAATTGAATAAGCAGTATGGAAAAATAAAAGAATCATTAAGTTACAATATATAATTACATATAATGATTAAATTAGATAGCTCCTCCTCACATTTTCTTGTACTGACAATATAAATCATAGTTAACAATATATATAAGCAGTGAGGTATTTTTGAATGTCCATTTTACTGACAAAATAATAGCACATTTACAATATATTGCATTTTTTCAGTGACAATAAAATAGCATTAGTACATGCATGGCATACATGGATATAGGATTTCAGACATACCCATTGACAATATAGCATCATGCCATAATTTTTAACACACATCCATAATTTTCAATATAGCATAGGTAATTTCAATGATATGACCACCTACACTACCTATGAAATATAAATATATAAGTTAACCCCACAACGTGCTGAAATTAGAAAATAAAATCAAATAAAAGTAAGACACATTACGGGATAAGAGGAAAACAGAAGGTCGATCAATGTTTCATAAGCGATCAGACTTCCATAGCATACATATATCATTCCATTGCGATGGGCACCCGTTAGCAACCACCATACCATCATGGGGGAGGATCAAAAGAGCCATCAGACAACCATAACCACCATCATAAGGAAGGATCAAAACCATCAGAAGGACTTTGTGGGATAAAAACCATCATGGGGGAGGGATAAACAAGCCCATCAAAGCCCATCAGAGCCACACAGAGCCATTTGGGAGCCATGGGGGGCATAAACCATAGCGAGGCACATCACAGAGCGATACAGAGGCTTGTGGTGGCAATGGAAATTGTGGTGGTTTGGGGGCATATAAAATTTAGTGTTTGTCTGGCTTCATAAGATAGTTTCAATAGAAGGCTGTTTGGCAGTGCATACTGTGCTGGCTAGTTTCAATAGAAGGCTGTTTGGCAGTGCATACTGTGCTGGTCAGATGGTCTTTTATTTTTTTATCTCCACCTCTTGAAATTCAATGAAAAAAGCGTTATAACCTCTGTACCACACTATGTAAAGGAGGATCAAAGTATGGATTTTAAATTAAAAGCTTATGTTTGTAAGAACAAGAGCAATACTTTTTATGTTTGTCTCTCTTGGTATGAGCAAGGCGAGCATAAAAGGAAAAATGTAACCTTGCCATCAAGCATCACATCAAGGTCAGAAGCACGCTTGGCATCAGTGAATATTTTGAATAAATTTCAAAAAGAGTTAGATAAGCATTCAGATGCTAATGTGTTTAATCTCATAGCATCATATAAAGAAAACATTACTGATGTCAGGGAGAATACAAGGTATAAATATGAAAACATTCTTAATAAGTTTACTGACTTCCTTGCAAAGTATGCTGAAATGCAAGGCTTGGATGCAGTGTTTACAGTAGATGAAAGCTTGCTAAACCTCTATATATCTTATTTATCATCTTCACATCAGGTAGATACAATTAGGAATAATATAAATTACATAGCTCGTGTTATTAAAGATTTAGGTTTACCAGCAATAGAGCTATCAAAACTAAACTACAAGCAATGCAATAAAAAGCAAGAAAAGGTTAAAAAGAAATTTATATCAAAGAATGAATTAGATAACATCTGCAAGCATTTCGATACAAATGTTATATATAAGCCTATGCAGTTGATTGTAAATATGAGTATTTGGTTTGGTTTAAGACGGGAGGAAGTTCTAGGCTTACTGTGGGATGATATAGACTTTGAAACAAATGAAATGCATATCAAGCATACCAGAGTAAAATATGGATCAAAGTCAGTTAGAGTAGACGATACCAAAACGATAGCATCAAAAAGAGTGTATTCTATAAATAAAATAAGAGACTACTTGTTGGATATAAAGCAGCAGCAGGTAGATAAGGGTGTTTATTCTCCTGATGGAAATGTATGTCTCAATAGTAAAAATAAGCCTTGTGATGTAGACTATACTACTAAGCTGTTCAAGAGAGCAGTCAGGGAGTTAGGTTTGGATGATTCGATTACATTCAAGGACTTAAGAAGTACTTGTGCAACTAGATTATTAGATATGGGTTTATCAGACTCACAGATAATAAGTTATATGGGGCATACTGATATAAAAGTAACCAGAGCACACTACTTCCAATATAATGCTGAACTCAAGGAAAAGATAACTGACAAGTTAGTAAATTTCAATTAGATTTGTCATTAAAACATCATATAGGACTGTTTAATCCTTTCATTTACAATAAAGTCAGAACATTGCCAAGGTCGAGACCGCGGGTTCGAGCCCCGTCTATCGCTCTAATTTCTACATAATATACAGTCCAGATATCTATGGACTGTATATTTTTTGCATTTTGTACACTTCATGTATCATGTCCTATATTTTTCATAGAGTTCATCATTGTGATTGTCATTTGAATAAGTTAACTTTCATCATACCATTCAGTTAATAAGTCAAATTCAGCAGAGCATTGTGAAAATTAGTAAGCAGTTAGGTGTATCAGTGTGGAAGTTGTGTTGTTTACTTGCATCTGCATCATAAAGTTAAATTGTTCAATAATGTTATAAATTAGTGAATAAACTTAAGGTTTATTTTCTCCATCAGTACAAGTTAGCAGTAGTATAATACCACCTTTTTTATCCTCCAGCTTGGGTGTGGATTTTGCTGTGCATACTATTAGGTATAAATAGCTATATGAAAAATTGTGTATCAGTATCTATTTTAAATAATATGCTTATTATCGAACAATCTTTTTATAATGTGTATAGATATTTAAAAATAAAGATTCTTTTTAGAATCTAATATCAATTAGTTTCTAATTGATGTGGGGGTTCTAAAAAGAATCAACCCACTTAAAAATAAAAATCGTTTTTAAGTGTGGTTAAACAGAAATGCATCAGAGTGGAGGTGATGCAAAGATTTTTTTAAAAACTGAATATAGGGTAAGCAACCACCATACGGTGCAGTGAGAAGAACACTCCGGTGCTCACTTAAATAAATGGAGTAACAATAGCCGGCTGTACGGCTTGGATAATTACAGCTCGGGCACATCGGAGACTGTGTGCATTCATCAAAAAAGGAGGAAAAGATTATGAGTATGATGAATAACTTACAGTGCCTCTCACCCATAGGCACTATAAAAGAGGGTGGCCTGACAGTATCAAAGTCAGGTTTACCTTGTGGGGTGGAATCTGGTGGTGGTTGGACTAACACTGGTGATTGCCTAATCATAGGAAACAAAGAGGCAAAGCCCTGTAAGGCAATCTATCACTACAAAAATGGTCCTCTAGCCTGTGAGGATCACGCAGTTATCCCTGTAAGAGTTGGATATTTTCAACTCTACATGCAAAGGGAAAGAGAAAATTATACTTATGAATTAAGACAAATCATAAGTATAGAAAAGGAAACAGGTAAATTTAAATACAAGGTAGTTGAGCCTGGATTGAAGCACTACAATATGATCCAGGCAGCCATAGAGAAATGTAACATATACCATTGCAGAAAAGCAATATATGTTACAAATCCTCTATAATAATTATAAAAAAGACCTTAGCTTGCTAGGGTCTTTTTTATTGTTTAGAAAGGAGGATAGCAGAGTTGTTTACAATAAGCAACAAAAAGTTGGATAAACTACAAGGTTATCCAAGAGAGCAACGGGTATACGTGGTTACAGATGCATACTTTGATGCTCTGAAAATTTTTGAAAATTATGAAGATGCACAAGTGTTTAGACGGAATAAAAGTTATAGCTTCATAATTTTTGATGTAACTGTCGGCAAGATACTAGATGCAAAAAGTGATTTTTTTAATCATTATGTTGAGTAAAGGAGAACAAAATGGACGAGATTAAATATCTTGGGGAGAATACTTCCCGATCATTTGATGTTGGTGATGGTATCATACTGGATCTGACACACTATGAATTTGATAATCAAATAGCAGCAGTGATGTGGGATAGACACACAAATGATAAAAGAGTCATAGTAGACATCTTTGCTGATTTTGATGATGACATTGATGTAAATTGTGAAGTAGTTGATATGTATAACAAGATCATAGAAGATATTGACTACTACAAGGATATGTATAGAAAGGAGACAGAGAGATGAAATATGGATACATTAGGGTGTCAACCAAGCACCAAAACTTGGAGAGGCAACTGGAGGAGCTTAAGCCTTATGGTTGTGATGAGATCATACAGGAAAAGCAGTCTGGAAAAAATGTAACTGACAGACCATTATTCACTGACTTATTAGATAATAAATTAAAGCCTGGTGATGTTCTTGTTACATCTGAAATGTCAAGGATAAGTCGTAGTTTAACAGACTTCCTTGAAATAGTTAGGAGCATAAGAAATAAGAAATGTACTTTAATAGTATGTAAAGGAAATATGAATATAACACCTGATGACTCTGCTACAACAAAGTACATTATAAACACACTTGCAAATGCAGCAGAATTTGAGAGAGAGTTAATGCTAGAACGTCAGGCAGAAGGAATAGCAATTGCAAAAGCAGCAGGTAAATATAAAGGACGTCCTCCTGTAAAAAGAGATCCTGATAATCTTAAGCTAGTGTTTGAGGGATACATCAGTGGGAAAATAAAATTAAAAAAAGCAACAGAAATGATAATAAATATTGACAATGGAAAGACAGGAGTATCAGTGTCAACTTTCTATAAACTTTTGGAGAGTTGGTGTGAACAGAACGGATACACCAGACACAAAACATACGAGCCAAGCTCATATATAAAAGAAGTAAACATTGATTTTACAGAAGAAGAGCTTGCTGAGATGACAAGTGAGTAAAAAATAACAACAAGTGAGTAAAATTAACCCTACAATTTACTAAATTTTGGGTGGTCACACAATTAGTTATTAGTAAATTGTAGGGATTGATGTACAAACAAAAACAAATACAATCAAGGAAATTTCAATAGGTTTTCAGTAAACTAAAAATCTTGTAGCAGTAAAAAACAATAGATTTAGTAAATTTTTATTAGTAAAATATTTGTCTGTTTTGGCAATATTTTACTAACAAATATAGGTGGGTACAAGTTTATAATATAGAAAGGATACATAGGTGGTTATTATGATGCTACAAGAATTTAAAGAAAAGTATACAGACACTAAAGGCATGAATGGTATTATAAGCAACATTATAGCAGTTACATACTTTGAGGGTGGAGTAAATATACATATAAATTATAAGAGTACATTAACATCTAAGCCAATACCTTCAATTATACACATAAATTATACTAGTGAGAAGGATTGCTGGCGTGCAAATGTTAAGGATGTACAGTCAAGAGCATGGTTTTTTAAACATACAAAAGGCATTCATAATGTAGTCTGGCTTGATGAAAAATTTGATGAGGCAGTTAAGGATTTCAGTGTCAAGTGGTTTAGAAGCAATAATAACACCACTTTAAACTGGTGTAACTCATCTATAGCAGCAGAAACCTATGTTCTTTGTGCTGAGATTTGGGTACTTGGTACTAAAGGACATCAGTTAAAAGATGATTACAGTGATTACTGTGCAGACTGTAAGGATTGTAGTGGTACAGTATCTGGTAGGAATAAATATAATATAAAATTTAATATAAGACCAACTAATTTGCAGTTGGTTACAAAGGCACATAACAGCAGGTTAGGAAATAAAAGGCATGATTCTCTGTTGTGTGTTTAATTTGGGTGGGTCAGTGTTTAAAATTAACATAGGACTCTATCTCACTCAGGACTAGAGTTAGTTAGAATTTTAAATAATAAGGAGGTTGTTATGGATAATATTGAAATGGATGCTCTTAAAGAAAATTTAAAAGAGCACTACTATCAAGCATATCAATGGTTAAATGATGACATAAAAGAAAATAGTAATAGGCATCATGCAGCTGTTCTCCATGAAATGATTGATATGAAAAATAAATATAAGAAGATCATGAACAAGACTAGTGAGAATATGTGGAAAGCAGCTATGCTTATAGTAAACCTTGAAAATGAAAAACAAAAGCTCAGGGAAGAAATAAAACAAAGAGATGTAATGTTATTAGAACTTGTAAAATATACTGATACATTAAGTATATTTGTTGATGTACATAGTGAGATTTTACAAAACTGTGAGGGTTTAATAGCAGCACATCAAGGAATAATATTTTCAAAGAAAGAAGGACAAGATAACCCAAATTTCAAAGGAATGACAGATGACATGTTAAGACAGCTTTGGGAAGTATGTGAAGGAAACATAAATAAAATTAAAAAAGAATTGAAAAATGTATATGGTTTAAGTTACAGCTGGCAAGCAATAGATAAGCGAGCCAGAAGCATAGGATTAAAATAAGGAGGGCAAAACTATGAAAGCAACAACATACGAAAATAATATTAGTATACCAACAGAGAGACAGTTAGGAAAAGGTATTATGTTTCAAAGGACTCGTAGGATAACTGGCTATTTAGTTCAGGATCTTAGCTTTTGGAATAAAGCAAAGCTTGCAGAGTTAAATGACAGAACAACTCATATGAAAGGAGGGCAGCAATGACTATTGAGGAGTTTAAGCATATGTGTAGAGAGAAGGGTGATCCTCTCTCTACACGTACAAAGAAGGTCAAGTGCATAACAAAGGATAATAAAGTCATTGATTGTGCACTGTATGAGCCAATTACACTTGCTCGTATGATTGAGGTAAACATTATGGGCAGTGAGGATGATAAAGAGTTATATGCTCATACCTATGATTATGGATGTATGAAGGTATTGGACTATTACAAGTACAGTAGGAGGTCTAGAAGATGAATGTTGGGGAGTTAAAAAATTTTTTAAAAAGGTATGATGACAATTTAATAGTAACAACAAATCGTAGGGATTTATCAGAGACATCAGAAGAGGTTGAAGTACTTATTCAAGCTGAGGGTTTAATGGTTAGGGGCAACAGATTAAAGAATGAGGAACAGTTAGTAATAGTAACAAACATAGGGCGTGCAATATATTAACAATAATACTGACAATAATAAGCATAACAACATAGCATATACAATATAAAAACAACTCTACAACAATACTAATATAACATTATAATTAAATAACGGGTGTTATCAACTGCAAGGGCGGTTCCTTTTGGATAGCAATTTCAAGGTATTAAATTGATATAGCAGTAGTAAATTTTGAAAACAATAATATAAAAAATATATTTCAGTAATAGATAATAGGATGCAAGTGAGGCTGTATAGTATTTGCTTGCATCCTATTTTATTTGTAATCAAAACCATAAAATGAGTATTTGATACAAGTTAGTAAAATGTATCAGATAATTGATACATGTATATATATTTTGTTAGCAATTTATAAAATTAAAAAATTATTTCAAAATCATCCTCTTTCTATAGGTCTTTTTATTTAACAGGTTACACCATTTTACACCCATTTATATATACACTAATTTAATAATTTTGCTACATAGCAATAATAGCATACATTAAATAGATTAATTATATTGCTGGGGGTCAAAAACACAGTAGCAAATATTAACCATGGTGTATACATATGTGAATTTGTAGAAATGTCCTGTTTAGATGCCTGTTGTATATAGCTCTATAATTTAATTTTTAGTAGGAGGGATATACTGTGGGTAGGACAACAGGTCCAAATAATGGTCCAAACAGAAGGCAAAATAAAAGATTATATGGAAAAATGTATGGCAATCCTGTAAAGACGGGACAGCCTTCTTTTCTTGAGAAAATATACGATGCTGGACTATTGCAGCCTGTAATTATAGCAACTAGAAAATTTAGGATGCAATATCCACAGAGTACCTATGCTCAATTGTATCAGCATTTACAAGATACATTTGGGAAGAAAGTATTTCCTGATAATAAGTGGAGCAACAACTTTAGTAAAATATTGAATAGTTTACCAGAGTGGCAGGCTGCATACTGGGCAGGACATGCAACAATACCTGATATGATAGAAGCAGCTATGCATACTCGTTTATTTACAGGAAAATACGATGATAAATTATTATTAGAAATATATAAAATTGAACATAACAGACAACTTGCCCAGCAGGTCATTGATCAGTCTAAAAAAGACCATGAAGTTAATGTGATGATGACTATCAAAGGTGATGGCAGTGACAATCTGGGTGATTTGGGTGACTTAATGGAGGAGGATTTGGATGATTGTTAATTTAGACAACCACCTTTTACCTCCTTTTCGTCGTCTATTTAAAGAAGTAATAGACTTCGAGTATTTTAGGCTTGTGTTGAAGGGCGGTAGGTCATCAGGCAAGTCAATATTTGTAGCAATGTTAATAATAATAGGGACAATGTATTTAAAAAGGTCTGCTATTTGTATTGTTAGACATACAAATAATGTTGCTAAGAGACTTGATAATGTATTTTTGAAAGCATTATCAATTTTGGGTTTGAGTGATCGATATAGATATGTTTCTACAAAGCATACTTTCATACTATTAAATGAAGATGGTTCAGACAGTGATGTAGAAATATTATGTACTGGTGCTGATGATCCTGAGCGTTTAAAGGGATACACTCCAAAGCGTGGTTCATACTGGGTTAGTTGGATTGAGGAGGCACAGAACTTCGACAATATAAAAGCAATAAAGAATATAGAGAGTACAGTAGGTCGTGGTGATCTATTTCATTTTGTTTCAATAATAACATATAACCCAAGAATGAGCAGTACTCATTTTTTAAACCTTGAGTATGAAAACATACCGAATAAAGAAAGCATAATTTCATATAAGGAAAATAAGAATACACATGGAAGTAAGGTTGTAACAAGAGTAGAAGTTGATGACAGCATTATATTAAACCAATGTGTATTCCATTGTACTTATAAGTTGTTATTTAAATACAACAAAAAAGAATGGATAAGTCCTACAGACTTAGTAGATATCAAGTTAGGAGAGCAGTGCAATAGTGAATACTACAGATGGTACTACTTAGGTGAGGTAATAGGCAACAGTTCAGTTAATGTATTTAGGAACATAGTTGATTGGGATGGAGACAGGTCTTGTCTTGATATAAAGAAAAAGGATAGAGGATTAGACATTTCAAATGGTGGAAAAGATCCTTGGTGTTATTCAGAGACATACTATGATAAGAAGAATAGGTTGCTCTATATATTAGACGAGGATGTACATTCTGGTGAGGATAGTTTAGAGGATGTTGCTGCTGGCATCCTTAGGATAAATAAATTAAACATAGAATTTTATATAGATTCAGCAGTGCCATTAACAAAGAGAGAGCTTAATAAGCGTGGAGTACATGCTGTTGCAGTTAAGAAATTTCAAGATAGCATCAAGGCAGGCATCATTTGGTTGCAGAGTTTACAAGGAATAATGATATGTAAACAGAATACACCATTTACATACAAAGAATTTAAAGAGTATGAGTATGAGTTAGACAAGTATGAAGAAGTAACAAACAAGCTTCAAGATAAGAACAATCATTCAATTGATGCCGTAAGATATGCAAATTTAGATAACATTAGATTTGAATAGGAGGACAGTTATGATTGATATATTTAGAGTACTTAGCAAGGGCCAATATGATAATGACTTCTCTTTTTTACAATATGGTCGTACATTTCCATCCAATGAAGTACAAGGAAGAAACATAATATATAGATACAGACATAGACAGTATACAGGTGAGTACAGTAGAAATAAAAAGATAACAGTTCGTAAGCAAGATGAAGAGATGGAGATACCATACAAGGTATTGTCTGTCAATTATTTTAAGCTTTTAACGAATAAGATGACAGACTTAGTATTTAATAATGAACTTGTAATTAGGTCTGGAGACATAGAGAGGGATAAGTTAATACTTGCACTTGTTGATAAATATAATTGGGTTGACAGCATACGTAAAGCTTTCAAAAAGTCAACAATATTTGGTGATGCTTGTCTCAAAACCACACCTTTTACTCCCTCTGCTTTTGATCCTATGTATTGTTTCAAGGTTGTAGATAAAAGCGACATAAACGAAACGATAGCATATGTATTATATGAATACTTATCAGAAAAGCGTGGAAATGTAGAGGTAGTAACTCATATAAGATTTGAGATACATTTCAAAGGAAAAATATACGAGTGTGTTAAGCAATTTACAGCAGGTACACTTGGATTAAGTGTAGATTATACATATAGAGGTAGATTGATACCTAAGGTTGGACACTGGTTTGATACTGGTATTGATGAGTTTATGATTCAATACATAAGTATAAATCAAGAGGCTGATGGTGTATACGGTGAGTCGCTCTACACTGAGATTACTGATGTGGTTTATGCATTAGAGCAAAGAATAAGTACGAATAGGCATTTATTAGATAATAGTATGGCTCCTATACTTGCAGTTAGCGGTGATGTCATTCAGACAGACGAACAGACAGGTAAAAGAAGCCTTAAGTTAATAAACGGACAGTTCTTAATATCTCGTGGTGAAAATATTGATGCTAAACCTGTTGAGCTTACATACAATTTGGATCAAAGCAACAACTTTATAGAAATGTTAAAGACATTGATATATGAGTTGACAGAGATGGGTAAGACATTCTTAACAGGTGAATACCAAGGTAATATTAGTGAGGAAAGCCTTAATAATATTATAAAGGGTGCAATAGACAAGGGCAACAGACTTATAACTGAATCATATACAGCATTTAGGGATTCATTATATGTCTTATGTAAATTAAACGGAATAGCAGTTGAAAAAGAAGATATAAGTATTCAGTTTAATGTAGGTCGTGCTGATGATGACAAAGCTGTTGCTGATGTATGTACAACCTTAATAAACAACAAAGTTTTGTCAAAAGCAACAGTGAGAGAAAAGTATTATGGTATGAACAAAGAACAGTCTGCTCAAGAGGATATGCAGATAAGTTTAGAGGATGGTTCAAACACCCAGCAATTAGAAAATATTGATGAAGATTCTAATAATGAGTGAAGAACATAGAAGAAACTAAAGACAGTGAAAAAGAAATAGGAGGGACAAGTAATGAAGCTAAGTGACGTATTTAAGAAGTTAGGGATCAATATTGAAGATGATATTGATACCGAGGATGCAGCATCTAGTTCAAAGGACAAGGAAATTAAAAATGATGGAAAGGACAGTAATGATAAGGATAAGAGTAATAATGTAGTCATTAATGTCACTACATCAGAAAAAGAAAAGGTGCAAGGTGATGAAAAGGAGGAAACAGTTATGGATTACAGCAAGATTAAGTTTGACAATGGTATATTTGATTTGTCAACAGTAGAGGATGAAGGACTTAAGGCAGTTCTTAAAGCATCCAATGATTATACTAAGGCAACAGCTAATAAGGTTAAGATTGACAGTGCAATAAATAGCAAGGTTGCAGAGCTTAAGTTAAACGCTGGCATTACTAAGGATGTTGTACTTACTATGTTAGATAGAAGTGGCATCAAGGTTGATGGTAATGGTGCAGTTGTTGGAGTAGATGAAGCTATTACATCATTAAAAACAGCACAGGCTGGTTTGTTTGTTGCTGAAAAGAATGGTGATGGCAATAAAGGAAATTCAAATAACGGTCAAGGAAATGTAAATATCTACGGACAGGGGCAATCAACTCCTGTTCAGGAAGGCTTTAATCCTCAAGCACAAGCATCAAGTCAGGGACTTAATGGCATTAACAATATATATGATGCTTTTGAGGTTGAAGATAATCAACAGTAAGTAATTTTTTATTCTACGAAAGGAGAAAAACCATGGCTACATTAGCACAAATCGTTACTGGTGGTTTTGGTGGTGCCTTTCCACCTGTAACCAGTCAGTATGTCATCAAGCAGTATCTTAGCCATAATGATGCCATCAATGGACTTGAGTACCTTAACAATGCAGTGAATGATGGTCAGAATGGACTTATGGTTAAGGTAAAGACAGATGAGACTAGGAATGAGGGAGCAACAAGAGCATTTGGTGTTGATTACACAGCAGAAAATTACTCTCCTAGCAACAAGGTGCTGAATCTACACCCTTGTGGAGACGCATTCATCGAGGATGATGCTGTAGGTCGTGCAACACCTGCTTATAGGGAGTATTCATTTGCAAAGGCAACAAATAATGCAATCAATACTTTCCTTAAGAAGCTCATTCTTGGTAATGAGACATCTGTTGCAACAGAGTTCAACGGACTTGAGGCACAGCTTGACAGCGGTATGGATCTTACATCAGATCCTATCAATGTATTCGGCTTAACAATGGATAAGCTGATACAGGTTGAGGATAAGTTTAACCAGCAGTTAGCTTGCATGCAGGGTGTACCTAATGTAATTATCACAAATGCAAAGACTGCTGCAAAGCTTGGCACTCTTAATAGCATGAGATACAGACTTCAGAGCGTTATCAATTATTCAGACAGACAGTATAGAGAGTACCAGAACGCTCGTATCCTTATTCTGGATGATGCTTGCTTCGGTTCAGACGACCTTACTGCAGGTGCTGCTTATGTTATGGATATGAATACATTCGATGGAGTGTATGTATCCGTACCAGAAGACGGTACACTTGTAAAGGTTTATCGTCCTGTTGCTACTGGTACACCTGTAAACAGAGGTACCGTAGAAATAGTAGCTGCTCCAGTTGTTCAGAACAAGAAGAAGCTGCTTAAGATTGCACTTACGGATGTTGATCCGGAAAGCGTGTAACCCCCTCGGGGGAGGAGATTACAGCTGGTCTTAGCCAGCAATTAGGGTTATTTAATGATAGGCTTGATGGACAATCAGTAGACCCTAGTGAATTTGAAGAAATCTCCGAGCAGACAGACGAATACTACAAAAGAAATGAGGAGTATGCAACAGCACTAGGGAATATGGATGCAGCAATGAACGGAACTGACTAGTGGACACTTTGGGGATGCTGCAATTTAATGTAGCATCCCCTTTTTGTGTAGGAGGTACAACATGGTAGTATATGAAGATACATATATGACATTACAAGAAGCTAATGAATTAATCAGTAAAATGTATATATCAACATCGAAAGAAAGAGTATTTTGGGAGAGTTTGAGTGACGCTGATAAAGAGACACTTATCTCTTCATTTACTTTAAGCATAGATAACGAGAGTATGTTATACAGAGGTAGAAAAGCAGAGCCATCTCAGGATATGCAATTTCCTCGTATAATTGATGGGCATTATACAGATGTACCATATAGCATAAAGCAGGGTATTCTAAGTCAGATGCTTAGGAATAATTTATTAAAAAATAGTGATTTTAGTGAGTTACGTGAAAACGGAGTAAAGTCATTTGCAGATGGTGGTGGCGGTAAGATTGAGTTCGCTGACATCAGTAATGTAAATAAAAACAATTTAGATAATAGCATAGGAATAAATAATAAGATATGGAACAGTTATTTTGCAGATTGGTCTTTATTATGTGAGGTTTGAGCTATGCAGAGTATAACAGCGACACATCGTCAGATTATTTCTGACTTCAATAGTATAAAACAAGCAATAAATGATCAGGGTGTAACAGTTACAGATGAACCAACATCTGAGTATGCACAGAAAATATTAGACATACAAGCAAATCCAGGACAAATAGAATATC